ATACGACCAAAGCTTTCCAAGCTAATTTCGATCTTGTAGACGACTGATCAGAAAGCTCATGATGCGGCATTGGTGTTCCCCCTCTACCCCGGTCACCAATGAGGCTAAATGAGAGGGGATGGGAGTACGTGCCTCCGCGATCCCCACTTAATCTAGAGAGGAAATTATGGAAGACCATACTCATACTGTTGATGTACAATGGCTAGACGCTGAAGCTCTTGCTCTTGAAACGAAAGTGTCAGCTATTAACGATTGGCTTGACCATACAGAATTTCTTGTACGAGTGTTTGAAGGCGATACTGCAATAACACCGGAGTTGAGAGGTGTAGCCGGAACTTTGCGGTCACGGCGAAATGATTTTGATACAGCAGCGGCAAAACTGAGAGAAGAGCTGAATGGGATCAAGAAATGATCTTCTTGTGGTTTGTCCTTGCGTTCCTGTGGTTTCTAGCTATTGTTTTCGTTGATGGTGATATGAACATATCTACCCTTCTTTGGTTCTTTCTCTTGTTTCTGTGGGTAGGTTTGGTCGTACATTGGGTTATAAGCTATCGTCGATGGAGAAAGGAAGACAGTCTCCGTCGACAGAACCGAAAAGAACATTTGGAGAAAGCACATGCCAGTCCGGAAGAGTAAGGGTGGCTATCAATTCGGTACGAAGGGAAAGGTTTACAAAGGGAAGGGAGCCAAAAAGAAAGCGTCTAAACAGGGGCGCGCTATCCAAGCAAGTAAGAGAAAGAGGGCATTAGGGAAATGACTGAGCGACCCGAGGTACCTGACGACGAACCAGAAGCACCTCCTGAAGAAGGACCTGAACTTGATCCGGCTGGGGCTGAAGATGATGAACTGGAAAATGAACCAGTACATGTCGATGATCAAGTACCGCCTACTCCGCCGGGAGTAGATAATGCCTGACTTGGCCTGCCCCCAAATAAAACGACGTCTCAAAACAGGCTGCAAGGGCGGCGACGTAACTGCCGTACAACGGGCCTTGTATGTAGCTTTGCGTGAACGTGATAGCAAAGCGACGAATGCCAAGAATGGTAGCTATGGCGCAAAGACGGTTGCTGATGTAAAAGCGTTCCAAAAGATGGTAGGTATTAATCCGTCGGGTGAGGTTGGTCTGAACACGCTGACTCGACTTTGGGATAAGAGTGGTAAGAACCCGGGTGGCGCATTCGATGATTATGGCGTACAGCTGATATTCCGCTGCAAACTGGGTAATGCTACTGATCTTACGGAGAATGAACTTCAGCAGGGTAAGAAGGGCCCGCATGTCCAGGCACTACAGCGAATGCTGTGGCGTGCTCTAGGTGCTGACAGCCAAAATTCACGTAGCGCTGAGTATGGTAAGGGCACTACGGCAGATATGAAGAAGTTCTACTATCGAGCGAATCGTACCGATCGAAATCCCGCTAACTGTCGTCAGGACGACTGGGAGGCGTTGTGGGCATTCGGTGATGATCGGGCTAAGGAATTGGCTCGCAAGACGGTATCGACGCCCGTAGATGTCATTCGTCAGCAAGTGCGATCCTGGGGTGAATGGTATGTACAGAACCGTAGTCGTATCACGTACGCCCAGATTCGGCCCTATCCCAAGACTGGTTCGCTACCCATGCGGACGGATTGCAGTGGCTCCAGCACTCACGTGCTACTCATGGCAGGATGCAAAAACGATCCACACCGCCGCAACTATGATGGTCAGGGCTATACCGGCACCATGTACACCAATGGTAAACGGATAGGACTGGGTAATCTTAAAGACCTACGCCCTGGCGATTGTGTGTTCTACGGCAATCAGGGAGGAGGCATTCCCTCTCACGTAGTCATCGTCATCGGTCCTGGCGATCGAGCATTGAATTTCGGTAGCAATCCTCCACACTTCGTAAACATCGGCACCTATTGGCGATCGAACCTGCGTACGGACGTTGGGGCCCGAAGGTATTTCTCATGAGAACGGTACTTAAAGATAATAAATTAGGTCTGACCGAAAGAGAGACGCGCGATTATATTGATCGTAGCGAAGAGCCACGAGTAGTGCATACACCTATTAGAGCACATTATATTATCTTCTACAATAGTGCAAGTGTGCCTAGAGAGATACGCTCAGGATTCTTGGACTTGAAAGAAGCTATCAAGTATGTGCTTACTCATCTGGATGCGAAACCAGATCACATTTATGATGTAATTAGTCGAAAAGTAGTTTGGGAGATGTTATATCCTAACGACCATTAAAGAGTCTCCCGGGTTGCGTGCCCACTCCTCCTGGGAGATTAGGGCGGGGAGTAACTCTAATAGGTGACCCCTGGAGCCTCTAGCCTATTAGGGAACTCCCCGTCCGCTTCCAACTCTGGTTAAAATTTTAGAAAGTAGATATGGATCTCAGACCGCATCAAGAGAAAGCACTTGAAGGACTCAGTGATGGAAAGATTCTCTGGGGTCCTGTAGGCTCGGGAAAATCTCGAGTAGCTGTAGCATATTATGAGAAGCAGCATTGGGGTAGAGACGTCTATGTAATCACTACGGCGAAGAAACGTGATAGTGCTGATTGGACCGGCGAGTTCGCTCAGATCGTTATTGGTAAGGAACTGGATGCCACGTCAGGTGGTGTTCTCACTGTTGATAGCTGGAACAACATCGATAAGTATAAGGATGTAAAGAATGAATTCTTCATATTCGATGAGCAACGATTGGTTGGTGGAGGTAAGTGGGTCAAAGCGTTCCTCAAAATCGCCAAACACAATAAGTGGATTCTCCTCAGCGCCACTCCCGGAGATACCTGGTTGGACTATATCCCAGTCTTTGTGGCGAATAACTTCTACCGAAACCGGACAGAGTTCAAGCTTGAACATGTGGTCTATGCGCCGTACGCCAAATTCCCCAAAGTTGTTCGATACCTTAATGAAGGTAAGCTTAACAAGTATCGTAATCAGATCCTTGTTCAAATGTATTATACGAAGCACACGACGAGACATCCGATAACAATATTTGTAGGGTACAACAAGCCCTTATTAGACAATGTCATCAAGAATCGATGGCATATTTACAAAAACAAGCCGATTCGAGACATTTCTGAGCTGTTTCAGGTGATGCGGAGGGTAGTCAACAGTGATCCTTCGCGTCTAAGGGCTGTCAGAAGGCTTCTAGAGGATCACGATAGGATAGTAGTGTTCTATAACTTCGACTATGAGTTAGAGCTTCTAAGAGGCTTACAGAGCGATATAACGGTCGCGGAGTGGAATGGACACAAGCACGAGGAGATTCCTAAGACAAATCGATGGGTTTATCTGGTCCAATACGTCGCTGGATCAGAAGGTTGGAACTGTATTGAGACCGATACAATCCTCTTTTATTCGCTCACATATTCATACAAAAATTGGGAGCAAGCACACGGAAGAATCGATCGATTAAATGTGCCATTTTCGGATCTTTACTATTACACCCTCCGTTCAAAGGCCATAATTGACACTGCAATCTGGAGATCGTTGAAGGCCAAAAAGAGCTTCAATGTGGGTAGTTTTCCCGAGTCAAACCTACTTGGCACAAAAGTGGCACAGTGAAAAGGGGTCGTTAGCCCTTTGTTAGAGCCAAAACAGCCCGATATCTATTTGTGCCACTTACCCTCCTAATTCCTTTTATATATTTACGCAAGCCCATATCTAAAAGTATATATAGATATTAAGTAGAAAAATAATAGGGTAACGGTTGGGACATGAAGTGGCACACTTTCACAAGGCTGCGCAGCTTCCTCAAGGCCCTTAAAAAATGGGGTAAAATCTATGCCTGAAAACTGGCGAACAATTGACCGTTTTCCAAAATATAGCGTAAGCGACCAAGGTCGCGTCCGCTTTGACAAATCTGGGAGAATTTTACGATGTAACGAAAATCAATACGGGCTTCTACAAGTAGGGCTGATGGATGAGGGTGTACAAAGGCACAGATCGGTCCCCCTTCTCGTGGCCAAAGCTTTTCTTCCTGAGCTTCCTGGTCCTTTTGATACTCCAATCAATCTGGATGGAGATCGACATAATAATCAAGTTCACAACTTGGTTTGGCGGCCTAGATGGTTTGCTATTAAATACAATCAACAGTTTCGCTATCCCTATGAAAATCCTATCGAGTCTCTCATCATGGATTTGAAAACTCATGAGATAAGTGAAAATTCATTTGAGTGTGCAAAGCGATACGGTCTTCTCGAGAAAGATTTAGTGGTTTCAATTCTGAGTCGCACTTACGTCTGGCCGACGTATCAGCAATTTGGTATTGTGGAATAGGAGAGAATTATGAATGAGCCAACCGAAGCTGAGATCAATGATGCTATCACTCGTAATATGGAACGACGTTGGGTGGTGGGTGTTCAAGGTGAGTATGTAATCATCAACAATTATGATGGTCTTGGTGCCTGTAAGATTAGCCAAGAGCATTGGCCAGATTTGAAATTGGTAATTGATGTATTGATCCCAGGAGCGATTCCCAATGAGCGATGATAAGCCTAATCTAGGATTAGCAACAACTTACGAGTTGATTGCAGAGTTGATGGCTCGAGCCGAAGTTGACAAGACTATTGGAAAGACCTGGCCTCTTTATACAACTGTGGGTGGAGAACCCGAACCACAGCCAATTCAAATTGGAGAATAAAATGAGTGACGAACAAACCGCCATCATACCACCAGACAGAGTTGTGAAACCATACAGAGATCCGATTCCTGGCCGTGGTTCAATTGAGCTTCGTCGAACAGCAGGAGGTTCATATTCGTGGGTGATTACAATTTGGGCTGATGCGATTGTGACGGATACTCATTTGATTGGTATGGTGGACTCAGTACAGAGAGTGGATAATGAGCTGCGTGAGAGGTATCCAGAATCAGGAGCACCAAAGAAGGAATCATGATATTTAGAAAGTTACGTTGGTGGCGTGGAATGCTGCGTTTACGTCATGGATATTGTCCGCTTTGTAACAGCAGTCCTCCCCGCGCGTCATGTCCAGTGTGTTTAGGTAACCGTCAATATGGATACGAAGCGAGTCCTAGTCAACGACTGGTTTGGCGAGAAAGATTTTCCCGCGTCAATCAAGGAATAGATATTAGATAGCGGTCTAATCGCAGACTTTAATAGAAGGAATAGAATATCCAATTTTATTTTTCTGCGAAATGACCACTAAAACGCGAAAGGAGGGGAATGTCTCAACTTAGTATTCAGCCGTCTGTGCTAGATCTTGCTTTATATGCTGGAGATGGTATTTCTTTTAAACTAATCTGTAGTGATAATGCAAATCCGCCACAACCGGTAAATGTCACTGGAGATATTCAGGCACAAGTACGTGTCGATCGTTCTTCAACCGGTACGCCGGTGGCCGCATTCTCCGCCGATATGGTTGGTGCAGATCAAGGTGAAGTTATCCTTTCATTAACGGGCGATCAAACACAAGATATGGTGGATGACCCATCTGCTACTAAGGGTAAGTTCACTGGAGTGTGGGATGTTCAGTGGACTGCTACTGGTGGTGAACCACGCACTTTGTGTCAAGGCAAAGTGGAGTGTGTTGCAGATGTCACGCGATGAATTCACAATAATCGTTCAAAGCGATGACATTGAGATTTCAACTGAAGACGATGTACCTAAAGTAACCATTAGTCTTGATGTAGTTCCAAAATATAATGTGTTGATTGCCGATCAAGCGATTGATCTTAAAGTTGAATCTCATATAGCAGAGTTTACTTTTGACAAAGACTCACCCGATTCAAATCTGATTCTTGAGCAAATACCTGATGTTATTATCTTAGCGTCAGACAGCCTAGGATCCCAGGGACCAATAGGTCCACCTGGCCCTAAGGGTCCAGAAGGCCCAGAAGGCCCTATAGGCCCCTCTGGTGGCCCGCCAGGCCCTGAAGGTCCAATGGGCCCAATGGGTCCGGAAGGTCCTGTAGGTCCAGAAGGTCCACCTGGCGATGACTCAATTGTTCCTGGACCACCCGGTCCACAAGGACCAATGGGGTTTCCTGGAGCAGATGGAACGGACGGCAATGACGGCGCACCAGGAGCTCAAGGGCCAAAAGGTGACAAGGGTGATCCCGGAGCGGCAGGAGCTGCAGGAGCTCAGGGACCAAAAGGCGATAAAGGTGATACTGGAGCTGTAGGAGCAAATGGAGCAGCTGGACCTCAGGGACCAAAAGGTGATACCGGAGCAGCTGGTGCGGTTGGAGCTGCAGGACCTCAAGGTCCAAAAGGTGATGCTGGAGCTGCAGGACCTCAGGGTCCAGTCGGCCCACAAGGTCCGGCCGGAGCTGATGCCAGCGCTAATCCATGGTGGTCATTTGTACGTTGGACGCAAGGTGTAGTTGGTGGTACTGCTGATGCACCAATGCAAGCATGGGATTTACAGGAGTCGAATTTTACGATTGGCGATCCCAACGCTGGTGGAGGCGGGATCATTGCTCCTCGTGATGGGCTTTATCTGGTCGAAGTAGTCATCGAATATTGGTTAGCGCCATGGCCTGCTACTGGTCAGATATTGATGAGTGCCGGTGCTAAGACTAGCGCAGCTGCACAACGTGAAATATTCATACAGCGTTCGGAGCCGAATGGCGGATCGAATCGACGCACTTACTGTGTTACCGGAATGTTACGTGCTGTGGCTGGTGAGCGAATTAACGCATTTATGAATAATGGTAGTGGTCAGAGTGTTACGCATAGTTCTGGCGCTTCGCCTGGCGATCGTCATGCAACTCGTTTCAGTGGTCAGTGGATTGCACCATGACCGAAAATCAATATCAAGCTAAATTGGTCAAAAAGATCAAAATCATGTTTCCCGGTTGTATTGTAATGAAAAACGATCCAACATATCAGCAAGGCATTCCCGATCTTACTATTCTTTGGCATAATTATTGGGCTTCATTAGATGTTAAAGTTTCTGGCAAAGCTCTTGTCCAACCCAATCAAATTCATTTTATTGAAAAATTAGATGAAATGTCCTTCGCTGCATTTATATTTCCTGAGAATGAAGAGGAAGTCTTGAATGCGCTTCAACAAGCATTTGAATCTCCAAGGTGAACATGCGTTTTTAAGTCCTAGCAGTTATCATTGGATTAACTATACTCCTGATCGATTAGTTGAACGCTGGACTGCATCGCAAGCCATGGCATATGGTACAATGCAACATGATTACGCGCAAAGAGAAATCAATGCGGGTCGACTTTCACATCTTGTAGGAACTATTGGATTGTATATTAACGACGCAATTCAATATAAAATGGATACAGAACAAGTCCTTTTCTATTCCGAGAATTGTTTCGGAACTGCCGATTCTATTTCGTTTCGATATAATACTCTTCGAATTCATGATTTAAAAACAGGTCAATATCCTGCTTCAGTTCATCAACTTGAGATCTATGCTGCGCTCTTTTGTCTTGAATATGACAAAGATCCATTTCAAATCAAAATCGAGCTGCGCATTTATCAAGATAACGAGGTTGTCGTTTATGATGCTGATCCTGAGGATATTGTATTCATTATGCAGCGAATTCAAGAATTCGATAGAATCCTATCCCATCGAAAATTAGAGGAGGAATCGTGATTCGTACTCAAGAAGAACACCTTGCGCATTACGGTATCCTTCGAAAGTCTGGTCGTTATCCTTGGGGTTCTGGTGGTACGCAAGAACAACGTAGTCGAGATTTTAGTAGTTATTATGAAGGACTTAAAAAAGAGGGAATGTCTGAAACCGAGATTGCCAGAGGCGTTGGTCTTACGACGACTCAACTTCGTGATACTAAACGAAGAGCCGGACAGATAAAAAGAGAAGATACGATTCGTCAAATCGAGAAGTATAAAGAACGAGGTTTGTCGAATAATGCGATAGCTGCACGTATGGGCATAAATGAATCTTCGGTTCGACATTATCTTGCTCCCGGACAAAAAGATAAAGCCAATGCTGTTCAAACAACAGCTAATATGCTTCGAGATCAGGTCAATGAAAAGCATATGATCGATATTGGCAAAGGTGTTGAAGCACAACTCGGAGTTACAAAGAGTCGTCTTCAAAGCGCCGTTGCCGATCTAGTGCAAGAAGGACATAGTGTTTACAACATTAAGGTTCAGCAACTTACCACAAATAAGTATACAACTTTAAAGGTGTTGGCTAAGCCTGGTCTTTCTCGTGAATATGTTCAGCAAAACCGAGCGAACATTCAACAAATTCAGGGTTATTCTGAAGATCATGGACGAAGCTTCCAGCAAATTCAGAAACCCGTTTCAGTTAATTCAAGACGAATTGAAATTAATTATGCCGATCAAGGTGGAGCTCAGGCTGACGGCGTTATTTATGTTCGTCCAGGCGTAAAAGATCTTTCTATTGGAAAGGCCAATTATGCCCAGGTTCGAATTATGGTCGATAAGACCCATTATCTCAAGGGTATGGCTGTATATAAAGAAGATCTTCCTGAAGGCGTAGATCTTGTTTTTAATACAAACAAGTCTCGTACTGGTCGAAAGCTAGATGCTATGAAGGAAATAGAATCCGATCCTACAAATCCATTTGGTTCTATCGTTCATCAAGTGCCTGGATCTGCTATGAATATCGTTGGCACCAAACAAGGATCGGGTGAAGAAGGTTCTTGGGATACTTGGCAAAAAAGTCTTTCGTCTCAGATGTTGTCTAAACAAAATGTAACGCTTGCTCAACAACAATTAGACATGACATTTGAACGTCGTCTTTCGGAGTTTAATGACATCAACAGTCTGACAAATCCTACGGTTCGAAAAGATCTTCTTTTAAAATTCTCCGACTCGGTTGATGCAGCTTCTGTACATCTGAAGGCTGCGGCGTTACCAAGACAAGCCAATAGAGTGTTGCTTCCTGTTACATCAATAAAGCCAACTGAAATCTATGCACCTACTTTTAGGAATGGCGAACGAGTTGTGCTTATTCGTCATCCGCATGGTGGAACTTTCGAAATTCCAGAATTGAAGGTGAATAATCGTAATCCTGAAGCACGTAACATTATAGGTGCTAATGCTCAGGATGCAGTTGGGATTCACCATACAACGGCTAAACATTTGTCTGGTGCGGATTTTGATGGTGATACCGTTCTTGTTATTTCTAACAATAAGGGATTGGTAAAAACAACCCCCGCCCTCGATGAATTGAAGAACTTTGATCCGCAAGATTATAAAATCCCGGAAGGTTCTTCTATTCCACATATTAGTGCTGCTCGAAAACAACAAGAGATGGGCAAGATTTCAAATTTGATTACGGATATGTCCATTCATGGAGCTGAGCCGCATGAACTTGCTCGAGCAGTTAAACACTCAATGGTTGTTATTGATTCAGAAAAGCATGGACTTAATTTCCTGCAATCAGAAAAAGATCAAGGCATCCTTGCTTTAAAAGAACAGTACCAAGGTGGAGCGAGAAAGGGTGCGTCTACTTTAATAAGTCGCGCTAGTTCTAGGACCTTTGTTCTTGATAGGAAAGAACGGCCTGCTAGTAAAGGTGGCCCTATTGATCCGGCCACAGGTAGGAAGGTCTTTGAATTAACGGGCCGTCAGATTAAAGATCGTAAGACAGGTAAGCTGGTCGATGCGAAGATACGGTCTCAGAAGTTAGCAGAGACAGAAGATCCCTTTACTCTTTCTTCTGGTACAAAGATGGAGACCACGTATGCTACACACTCTGCTAAGCTAAAGGCCTTGGCTAACGCTTCAAGGAAAGAAGCGGTAACTAACACTAAGCCCATTCCTTATTCCCCCTCAGCAAAGAAGAGCTATGCTAAAGAAGTGGATTCTCTAAACGCTAAGCTCAACATCGCTGAGAAGAATGCTCCTCTTGAAAGGCAAGCCCAGCTCCTAGCAAACCACTACCTCGCTATGACCCGGCAAGCTAACCCAGGCATGGCACCCGATGAGGCTAAGAAGGTTAAACAAATAGCTTTAACTGAGGCTCGTAATAGAACGGGCGCTAAGAAAGATCCCGTTATTATTACACAGAATGAATGGAATGCTATCCAAGCTGGTGCGATCAGTACATCTAAGTTAACCAGAATACTTAACAATGGTGATGCCGATAACATCAAGAGACTAGCAATGCCTAAGTTCCAGCCTAAGATGACGAGTACCATGAAGGGTCGTGCTGAGGCTATGCTAGCAGCAGGGTACACTCAGGCTGAGGTAGCAGACCATTTGGGTGTTGGCTTAACTACACTCAAAGAAGGTATCAAGTAATGGCTGATACTGAATACATGTTAACAACAGTGGACAATCCATTCGATCCATTCACTAGGTTTGATGAATGGTTAGCTTACGATACAAGAATGGGTTACAACACAGCCGGTATGCTGGACCGTATCGCTAAGGTATCAAGTGATTTGTCTGAACCTGACCAGGCATTGGCTATCCAAAGTGCAATCGATGAAATCGTAAATGAAAATGTTTCGGGGATGTGGACTAAGGTTGCAAAAAATAATAGTAGGGAGTCTATCGTATAGGGGGGAGGGGTCAAAAATTTGGACCCCCCTCCTTCATCGCCCGGCTCCTAAAAATAGCCCCGGAGGCATATTCTCACAAACAAAAGTAGAAGGGAGGTCGTGTGCCAGCGAGGAAAAGGCAAGTGAAACTCGATAGGACTCCTCGCAAACCCGCGACAACTCCTGAGGGTCGTGAGAATGAGCTGGTTTCTCAAGCGACGGACCTTGCCGAAAAACAAATTAGAAGCGGAACAGCTTCATCTCAGGTCATTACGCACTTTCTAAAGCTTGGTTCGACTCGCGAACGCCTCGAACAAGAGCGACTCGAGCATGAAAACGAACTTACACGCGTCAAGATTGAAGCACTCGAGTCTCAGAAGCGTGTAGAAGAGTTGTACATGGAAGCTCTTACAGCTATGCGGTCATATTCAGGAGACTTACCACCTCCGGAGTCTGATGACGAAGGTTAGAACATATTCCGAACTTTGTCAACTGGAAACGTTTGAAGAACGATACCATTATCTCCGTTTACAAGATGTAGTTGGAAAAGCAACGTTTGGGTTTGATAGATTAATTAATCAACGATTTTATCACTCAAGCGAATGGAAGAAGCTTCGAAGTTTTGTTATATCCAGAGATAATGGTTGTGATTTGGGAATTCTAGGTTATGACATTTACACAGGTTTGATAATTCATCATATGAATCCGATAGCATTAGACGATATCATACATGGTGGTGAATTTCTCCTCAATCCTGAGTTTTTGATAACCACAACGCTTCAAACACATAATGCGATTCACTATGGCGATGAAACACTTCTTCCTAGAGGTCCAATCGAGCGCAAAAGGGGTGATACGACACTCTGGTGAAAGGAGGGAGATGGAACCAACTCAAATCGTTAAGAATCATCCAGCCGAAACCGTAGGGCCTCTTGCAACGGCGCTTGCTGCTTTGATTGCAGGAATAGCTGACGTTGACAATGCCGATACGGTCTTATATTTGGCTATTGTTCTTTCATTCGTACCTGCTTTAGTCACATGGGTGGTTAACCTAAGAAGGCATGACTCTGATGTTAATTCATCTAGCAGTGACGACTCCATGGGGTGAGTGGGAGATTCCATGGGTAGGTATAGGTTCGTTTCTTCTAGGCGTTGGTAGTGCCTTAAGTGGACTCGCGGCTATTATGTCATCAAGAAACGCCATTAAAAAGGAAAGACAAACTAATGGTGAAAAGGAGGATGTATAACGTCTGATACTCGGTCGTGTTCGTAATTTCATTTAAATACGGAGGATAATACTGATGCGTAAGCTCGTCGCGTTCATTGCGCTCGTGGCTGCACTTGGTTGTTTTGCTGCGTTCGCTTCTGTGGCCCAGGCTGCCACTACGGACTCTTGTGTTGATTCCGGCTCTGGTACCAATAACTGTTTTGCGTCTACGTCTGAGACCAACGTTGACTTCGCTCAGGTGCAGATGGGTAGGAACAGTTTCGGTACGTTTACTCTTGTCTGCGTCGATCGCTGGGGAAACCCATTCGTAAAGCAGGGCAACATTCTCAAGGGTGGACGTCGTTCGTTCTTCACCGAGGGTCTGTTCGGACTTCGTAATCCTAATTGTGTTCTTAGCGCCCATGCAAACGCCACGGGTGGTAAGACTGCACGAGTTACGGTAACTCTTGTAGATTAGGTTTATTGTCCAGCTATACCTTGAGGGAGGTGATATGAAATATTCCTCAAAAATGACAATATTGGTGGTATCAGGATCATTGATGGCAGCGGGAAGTGGATATTTGGGAGCAGCAGCTATAGGTCAAGCGACAGCACCAGATACACTTAAAACGGTAACCGTTGATGTCGGTACGGGAGAACAAGGACCTCCTGGACCTCCCGGATCAAAGGGAGATACCGGTGCGACTGGGCCATCAGGTGCTATGGGACCTCAAGGTATAGCTGGACCCTCTGGGCCAAAAGGAGATCAAGGACCTCCTGGACCGCCTGGCTCAGCTGGAACTGATATTTGCGCAGGTGCGCCCGTAGGTTATGAACCGGGAATTCTGCAAATTAATTCCCCAAATATTTCCGGTGTCCAAAAAGGACATGTAACAATTTATACTTGTATCGAACCGTAACGAGGAGATGAAGTGAGCGAAAGGAGTATCATGGACGAGGATACGCAGGAGTTCGAGCCGTTTGGAGGCGAAAGGCCCGAGGAAGATCCCAAGCCAGCGCCTGAGACGCCAGAAGTAGAACCAGAGACAGTACCTGAGACGCCAGAAGCAGAACCAGTGCCCGTACCCGACGACGGCGAGGGGGATGACGATGACGGAGAAGACGGCTGAAGAGAAAGAGAAAGAGGAAAAGGCTCCTGCTAATCAGAAGAAGTATGATGGCGGAGATATTCCTAAGACAAGCAAAGAAAAGAAAGATTAATCAAGATAAGTAGGTGAGATGATGGAACCGAGTATTCTAACTAGTGTAAAAAAGGTTTTGGGTATCGCTGCAGAGTATCTCGCATTTGACCAAGACATCATGATGCATATTAACACCGCGCTTTCTACTCTCACTCAGCTAGGTGTTGGACCTGCTACAGGATTTACAGTTGATAGTGTTGATGATGAATGGGAGGATTTTGTAGATCCAACTGATCATCAGTACAATGCAGTGAAGTCGTATGTTTTTCTTCGGGTTCGAATGCTTTTCGATCCTCCGCAGACATCATATCTTATTGCGGCACAGACTGATCAGATTAAAGAGCTCGAATGGCGTTTGAACGTCCATCGTGAAGAGACTGGATGGGTTGATCCTGATCCAGATCCTATTCCTGACGAAGCCGCTTAGGAGGATAGTATGGCTGAGAGAGAAAGTTCTCTAGCTGAGAGAGAGCGAAAGGATGCAGAGAAAGCTGCAGACATCGAGGCGCGTCGAGTTCGACTAGGTCATGATAAAGAGAGGCCTAAGGCCAAGACTAAGGCCAAGCCTAAGGATGAAAAGAAGGAAGAATCGGAGTCGTAATGAATGCCGCCGAAGCTATAGGGAATATTCTTTCCCATCATGGCGTCAAAGGAATGAAGTGGGGTGTTCGTCGAAAAGCTACGGTCGGTCCACACGAAGTCATTGTTCGAGATACTAGAAAGAAAATTAAGACTTCTGGCGGCGAAGGACATCCTGCACATCCAAGTGCTGTTAGTGCTCGTACAACGGGACAAATAGCAAAGAAAAGTGGAGTCAAAGCACTTTCAGATGAACAGTTAAATGCATATGCAAAACGAATTCAACTTGAACAAAATGTCAAACGACTCCAATACAACGAGAAACCCGCAGCTACAAAATTTGTATTGCGCGTTCTTGGACGAACTGGCGAACAGTCAACCCAACAAGCCGCAAATACAGCCGTATCAGCAGCAGCTAAACGAGCGCTTATACTTGCTGCAGCATAAGAAAGGAGGGTTAGCGTGGGTCTGTCGAATACCGCGACGCCGATCTATTACGGTCGGTTTCGTGAGGCAGTCCTCCGAGGAGAAATCCCTGTAAATAGAGAGATCTCGCTGGAGATGAATCGGATTGATTCGCTCATCGCTAACCCTAATATCTATTATGATAATCAGGCAGTTGAAGGATTTATTCGTTACTGTGAAGGTGAATTGACTTTAACGGATGGTTCAGATCTTCATCTTCTTGACTCTTTTAAACTTTGGGCTGAACAAATCTTTGGTTGGTATTATTTCGTTGAGCGTAGCGTTTATGTTCCGACAAAAGATAATCATGGTGGTCATTATGAGAAAAGGGAGATCAAGAAACGCCTAACCCTTAAACAGTATCTAATAGTTGCTCGAGGAGCAGCTAAGTCGATGTATGGATCTGTTATTCATAGCTATTTTCTCAATGTTGATACGTCGACTACACATCAGGTTACTACTGCACCCACCATGAAACAGGCGGAAGAAGTTATGTCGCCGTTTCGCACATCCATTACGCGCGCGCGTGGGCCTCTGTTTAAATTCCTTACTGAGGGATCTCTTCAGAATACAACGGGATCGAGGGCTAATCGTGTTAAGCTCGCCGCTACGAAAAAGGGTATTGAGAATTTTCTTACTGGCTCTATTCTTGAAATTCGTCCAATGGCGATTAACAAACTCCAGGGGCTTCGTCCTAAGATATCGACTATCGATGAATGGCTCTCGGGTGACCTACGAGAAGATGTGGTCGGTGCCGTAGAACAGGGTGCGTCGAAACTTGAGGACTATTTGATCGTCGCTATTAGTTCTGAGGGAACTGTTCGGGCGGGTTCTGGAGATACGATTAAACTGGAGCTCGCTGATATTCTCAAAGGTGAATACTTAGCCCCCCATGTTTCGATCTGGCATTATAAACTAGATGAAATTGAAGAAGTTGCTGATCCGTCTATGTGGGTAAAAGCTAATCCAAATTTAGGAGCAACTGTTTCATATGAAACCTACCAGCTTGACGTCGAGAGGGCTGAAAAAGCTCCAGCATCTCGGAATGATATTCTGGCAAAACGCTTTGGCATACCCATGGAGGGTTACACATACTTTTTTACTTATGAAGAGACTTTGGTTCACCGCACTCGTGAATTTTGGCAGATGGCTTGTTCTCTCGGGGCGGATCTTTCGCAGGGCGACGATTTTTGTGCATTCACGTTTTTATTCCCGCTCGGACGAGAGCAATACGGAGTAAAGACGAGAAGTTATATCACAGAACTTACGTTGATGAGACTTCCTGCCGCTATGCGACAGAAGTATGAAGAATTTATCAACGAAGGTAGCCTTCACGTCATGCCGGGAAACATTCTCGATATGATGGAAGTGTATGAAGATCTGGATCGTTTTATTCTAGTATCTGAGTATGATATTCGTACGCTTGGGTATGATCCGTACAACGCTAAAGAATTCGTTACTCGTTGGGAAGGCGAAAACGGACCGTTTGGTATTGAGAAAGTTCTTCAGGGTGCGAAGACTGAATCGGTTCCATTGGGTGAGATCAAGATCATGGCTAGAGAACGTTTGTTGATATTTGATCAAGCACTCATGTCATTTGCAATGGGTAATGCTATTACCTTGGAAGATACTAATGGAAATCGAAAGCTTCTGAAAAAGCGTCAGGATGAGAAGATTGATAATGTCGCTGCTCTTATGGACGCGTGGGTTGCTTACAAGTTAAACAAGGAGGCTTTTGAGTGAATTCAAAGCTTACTATAACCGATGTTGCCCTTACGGTTATTGCTATATTTGTCGTTCTAGCTTATTTTAATGGATGGGGCTAAGTTAGGAAGGAGGTGTAAGTGTCGCGAGCTACCATGGCGTTAAAACACGCTTGGAACGTATTCTCTAATACTAGTGAAAGACGAGTTTTCTCTCAATACGGTGATCCGAATTATGGGGGAAGACCCGACCGCGTAAGACTTCATATTCCTAATGAGCGTTCGCTTATTTCCTCGATTTATACGCGACTTAGTATTGATGTTGCTTCAGTTGATATGCGCCATGTAAGAACGGATGATCAGAAACGATATTTGGAAGATATCGATAGTGGTCTCAATAATTGTTTGACAGTTGAAGCTAATCTAGACCAAGCTGCGCGAGCCTTCAGACAAGATATTGCCATGACTCTTTTTGATAGAGGCTGCGCTGCGCTTGTTCCTGTCGATACAACAATTAACCCAGAGACATCTGGTGGTTATGACATCCTAACTCTTCGTGTTGGTGAAGTTGTAGCGTGGTATCCTAATCATGTACGAATCAATTTGTACAACGAAGCAGTAGGTAGACGCGAAGAGATTACTATCGAGAAATCGGCAGTAGCTATTGTTGAGAATCCGTTGTATGCAGTAATGAATGAGCCATATTCAT